CGCCGTCTTGCCCATCGACGGCCGGGCCGCGAGGATCATCAGGTCCGTGGATTCCAGACCGGGCAGCTTCCTGGCCACGTTCTGCCACGGCGGGACCAGGCCAAGCTCGGCGGTACCCTCGAATCGGGCTTCCATTTCCTCCCACATGCCCTGCAGGTCGCTGCGCACCATCACCAAGCCGCCGTTGCCGCCAGACTGCACGCTGAGGTTGGCGAACTTCGCTGTGGCACTGGCCACCAGCGCATCGGCGTCCTCGTCGGCGGTGCCGTAGGCGTCGTTGGTGATCTCGGTGGCGCGCTCGATCACGCCCCGTAGCAGGGCCTTGTTGCGCACGACCTCGGCATAGCCGCGGATGTTGGCCGCTGACGGCGTGGTGCTGGCCAGCTCGACCAAGTACGCGCCGTCGCCCACCAGTTCCAGCTGGCGCTGGTTCTCGAACCAGTTGATCAGCAGCACGGTGTCGAAGGGCTGTTCGCGGTCGGCCAGATCGCAGATGGCGTGCCAGATCAGCTGGTGGTCGCGGCGGTAGAAGTCCCGCTCGGTCAACACATCGCGGACATCGCGCAGCGCTTCCGGCGCCAGCATCAGGCCGCCGAGGACGGACTGCTCAGCGTGGATCGAATGCGGCGGCACCGGCAGGTAGGCGTAGTCGTCGCGGTAGGCAGGCTGGGCGCTCATGGGGCCTGCTCCTGCTCACGGGCTTTCTCGGCATCGCGCTCACGGGCCAGCTGCACACCGGCGGTCGTCAGTTCGCAACCACCTGCAGGCGGCAACCACCAGAGCTTGAACCAGTTCCGGCGAACGGCGTCGCGGAAGTGGGCGCGCCAGTCCTTCTGCATCTTGCCGCTGTCGCGATGCCGGCCAGCAAACTCTCGCCACGCCAGGTGCAGGAAGTCCTTCGGGATCCCAGCGTCACGGGCGAAGGCAAAGATCGGATCCGTCCTCGGGATGGCCGATTCGCCAGCGTCCTGGCACTGGTCGAGGAAGGCAGCGAAGGTGATCTTCTCCCGCTTCTTCCGCCCAGGCTTCGCCCCTTCGGCGGTAGCCGAGGGGGTATGGGGGTGTTTTTCTTCTTTTGGAGACGGAGACGGAGACGGAGACGGAGCATTGCTAGTTCCTGCTGAGCGCATTGCCGGTGAACTGCTACCAGCATCCGAACCATTGCTACTAGCAGCATGTTCGGCAGATGCAGCACGGATTGCTGCATATTCGGGAACCTGACGATTGGCCTCCGATTCACCGTGATGACGCTTCACCGCGTTCCACTTCGCCTTCAACGAACGAAGGTCGGAACCCGCTGACCAGGGCTGATGCTCGGCCCAGTCGTGCAGCTGGTAGGCGCCATCACTGCCGTCCAGGAACCCGACCGACGCCAGCTCACGCACCAGCGCGTCGTTGTCGCCCGCCCAGTCTGCGGCCAGCTCGATGTCCTCGGCGGTCATGCCTTCCAGATCACCATCCGGCCGGTTGGCGCGCGCCCACAGAATCAGGCACACCAGCGACCAGCCGGCGGCAGGGCCCAGCCGACGAACCAGCTTCTTCGTCTTCGGGTGGCCGGGCAAACCCGTGCTGAGACGCGCGTCGGTGCTCATACGCCCCTCAACATCCCAGCAAGGCGCGACACTTCCGATCGCCTGCATGGAGACTCCAGCGCCGCCTGCATGTCGAAGAACTGACGGAGCAGGTTTGACTCAGTGGCAGCGCACAGCGGCCCAATCAACCGGCGAGGGATCGGCCGCATACCGCGGCGCATGCGCGACACGTAGCTCTCCGACTTGCCGATGGCAGCGGCCACGTTCGCCAGCTTGTGGTCGCCGGCCTTCATCGCAACGGCCAGAGCCTGGTCGGGAGATTCGATCTGCCGCACGACCTGCGGCGGGGCGTCCTTCGGCTTCCTGGTCACGCAGATGCCCAGGTGTAGCCGGCCAGTTGGATCGGTCAGGTTGCCAGTGATTTCCATGATTTGCCTTTTCTTGCCAGGGGGTTGGGGGCGGAAATGGAGGCCCACCACAACGGAAGGCCCCGATGCCCGGTTCACTGCGGAATGCCCACGGAAACGTCGTCCAGATGATCTGGACCGGTGGGCGGTGCTTTGCCCTCGTAAGGGCGGGGGGAAAGACCTACGTGCGACCGCTGAAGCGGAAGAAGCGCGAGCCGATGGCGGCCGGTGCGGTGGGCGTGGTTGTGCCCTTCCCCACCAGGCCGGTGTGAGGTGGCCATGTCAGGCAGCCGAGTCGGCGGGTTCATTGGCCGGCGCCGGGCCGAAGACGTCGGGGCGCAGTTCGTGCCGCGAAACGCCGCTGGCTGCTTCGATGGCCAGAACGTACTCCGCTGGCACGCGACGCTCGCGGTGGATCCAAGCCCACACGTGGCCCTGCCGGACGGTCTTTTCTTCAGTGGAAAGGAGTCGGGCCAGAGCGCTCTGGCCTCCGACTGCTGCGACTGCGGCTTCGAGAGGTGAGTTGTCCATGTCCGGAGCATACAACCTTGGTTGTATTAGTCAACAACCCACGTTGTTTGACCAGAACAACGCACGTTGTCACCGTTCACGCATGGAACTGAATGAGCGCGTTTCCCGTGCCCGTGAACATGCCCAACTGACGCAAGCGCAGTTGGCTAAGGCCGCCGGCGTTTCACAGCAGGCGATCCAGAAGCTGGAGTCAGGGAAGTCCAAGGATTCAAAGAAGATCGCCCAGATAGCGATTGCCTGCGGCGTGCGGCCCGAGTGGCTGACCACTGGAGAAGAGCCGATGGTGGCCGCCCTGACGCTGCGTGAGGCCGCGCCTCCCCGTTATGGGGACGACGACTATGCGGATGTCACTGGCTACTCGCAGGCGGTCGGCCTCGGAGCTGCAGGTGCCGAAGCGGAAGAATACGCCGAGACCCACAGCCTTAAGTTCAAGAAGGCGAGCCTGCGCCGCCGCGGCATCTACGGCCGTAACTTGGCGATCTACTACGGCAAGGGCGACTCGATGGAACCGACCATCGAGGACGGGGACGCAATCCTCTTCGACACCTCAGACACCAGGGTTGCCGATGGCTACCTGTACCTGATCCAGGTACACGGCGCGGCCAACCCCGAGTACTACGTGAAGAGGGCCATGGTGCTGGACGGCACGGTCTTCTTCAGCAGTGACAACCCCAAGGGCGACCACCACTGGCAAAAGCCGCGGCGGATGGACTCGAAGCGGGAACCCATCACGGTCGTTGGCCGTGTCCACTGGATTGGTGGATGGGCTGATTAGTGCCCCAAGGAGCTGATGTGCTACTGACCCTAACCGACGTGCAGCGTTTCTTTGCAGAGAAAGGCGTCGCTACTGATTGCCCCGTCTGCAAATCGCAAAGCCGATTCATCATGGGCTTCAATGGCGGCGAAGCTACCGCAGCGCTCACATATTCGAATCATCCAGAAGGCCCCGTTGGCTATCTGCCAATGTTGCCTGGCAGCTTGGCGAAGCCAGTGATCACGATTGAATGTGGCAACTGTGGCTACGTCCAACCGTTCAGCTACGTGGTTGTATTCAATTGGGCGATGCAGAATCCCAATTCAAACAACGTCCTGTTGCCAACAGAAGGCACCGATGGCCAATCCTGACCAGAAGATGCCGCCTCATTGGAACGGCCCGCCGAATCGTGAGAGAGGCGCATCGGGGGCGCCGGCAGGCCCTCCAGCCACACATGATCACGGCGGTGGCGGTGGTTCTGGGTATGATGCGGGTATGCATGAGCGTGTAGCCAAACTTGAGTCTGCCATCGAGCATCTGGCCACGAAGTCAGACATCGAATCCGTGCGGGTAGACATTGAGAGGGGCCAGAAGGAGAACCGAGCGTGGATGCTGGCAACAGTCCTTGCACTGTTTGCAGGCATCCTAGGGGCTGGAGGTCTTGTTCTAACGGCCCTAAAGCCAAGCAATTCTCCTCAGCAAACGTCAGTGGCCGCACCTGCGCCGCAACCCCTAATCATCCAGGTCCCTGCCCCGCCTCAGCCAGCAGCACCGGCCCAGGCTCCGCCCCCGCCGGCCAAGCCCTGACCGAACAACCCCGCTCCGGCGGGGTTTTTTGTTGCCCATCTTCCGGCCAAACTGTGAGAGCCGGAACAATTACAACTGAGGTTGTTGTAATCCTACAACCTTGGTTGTATTGTTGACCCCGTCGGCCCTCCCGGGCCATCTGAAACGGGGTCCACCATGGGACTGCATACCGCAAGCGACCTGGCCCGCAACGCCCAGCGCAACTGGGACAACCAGGAAGATCCGCGTTTCGGTCAGGAACACCGCGCCGAGCAGGCTGCGGACCTGGCCAAGGCCTACCGCACCGACCCGGTCAAGCTGTGCGAGGCCGAGGAACTGACGGCCGGCACCTTCAGCGGCACCCACTACACCGAGGTGTCGCTGGCGCTGCACCGACTGCACCACACGGACCCGGCCGACCTGATGGGCTCGGGTGTGCTGCAGGACCTGTACCGGCTGGCCCGCGACGAGGCCGCGGCCATCGACGCTCAACTGCTGGAACTGGCGCTGCAGCAGGTGGCGGCATGACCGCCGCCGACCGAGCGCTGCACTTCCAGGCGCTGAGGCTGGCTGCAGGCTACCTGCTGGCCTTCTGCATGGGCATCGCGTTCGCCGTCGTGGCGCAGGCGGTGCTGTCGTGACGCCGTTCGATGTGCTGGACGAGCAGTTTGCGCGTGAGTTCGGCGGCCTCCCGCAGATCACGCCTCCGTTGCCGCCGGGCTTCCCCATCAGCGCAGCGCGTGTGCTGTGGAACGCAGATGGCCTGCGGGTCGAACTGATCGACCCGGCGGACATGTACCTCACCGACACCGATCACAACCGCGAGGCCGTGGACGGCCTGTGCGTGGAGGAAAACGACGATGGCCAGTAAGGGAACCCGCCGAGCAGCCGAGATCTTCGAGCGCCGGGTGCGTCTGCTGCTGGCCGCTGGCTACTCCACAGCGGCCATCGCGAAGGAGACCGGCAAGAGCTACCTGCACACGTCCCGGATCGTCGCCCGCATCCAGCAGGAGGACGCCGCATGCGCCTCCTGACCTTCTTCGGCTGCAGCAACTGGCGCGACGTCGCTGCCTGCCTCGCCTGCTACGCCATCACCGCCGCGCTCGCTGCCGCCATGTGCTGGCCGCTGGCCTGGTCCTGACTTCCCGCCGGCGCGGCCGGCCTTCCTGAGAGGCACCACCGATGTTCGAACTGCGCGATGCGACCGCCAAGGTCGCCAACTTCAACCCCCGTGCGGAGAAGCACGGCGACGAGAACAAGCTGGCCGGCGACTTGAAGCTGGTCGTGGCCGTCAGCAGCAGCGTGCTGGACTACTTCCAGAAGGGTCTGCGCCAAGCCCTGTACCGCAAGGCTACGCAGGGCGAGCAGCAGGACCTGATCGAGGGCGGCGACGGCCTGACGGCGGTCAAATTCCCGAAGCTGGGCGCGCTGTCGTGGGACGAAGAGTACCCGGGCTATTCCCTGTTGATCGGCGGCGGCCTGGGCCTGTCCGAGCCGCTGGTGATCAGCGACGTGACCCTGAAAAAGCTGTCCTTCGAGCCGTTGGAAGGCGGAACCCTGCAGTTGACCTTCAGCGCCGTGTTCCACCCGACCAAGGCCGAGGCCGGCGCCTTGTGCGAGCAGATCAAGAACGAGGTGCAGCTGACCCTCGTTTCGCCGCTCAACACCAGCAAGGGCGACAAGCCCGTGCAGGAAGACCTGGCCGCGTAACGCATTCCCCCGCCCTCACGGGCCCCGCGCCGGCCGGGATTCCACGACGCCGGCATCCATTCCACCTACCAGCAGAGCAGCCATGAACCAGATCGTCACCATCGAGGATTCGGTCTACGGCACCAAGGACTCTTTCGCCTCGGTGCTGACTGATCGTTCCATCGTCTTCGACCGCGAGGCGGAATTCGCCCTGCAGGTCCTCTACGGCAACAAGTACGCGATGGACATCGCGATGAATAATCGCGGCTCGCTCATTGCGGCCGTGGTCAACATCGCGGCCATCGGGATCAGCCTGAATCCGGCGAAGAAGCAGGCCTACCTGGTCCCGCGCGACGGGAAGATCTGCCTCGACATCAGCTACATGGGGCTGATGGATCTGGCCATCGACTCGGGGTCGATCCGCTGGGGGCAGGCCGAACTGGTCTACGAGAAAGATCTGTTTGAGCTGGTCGGGGTGGACAAGGAACCGGTGCACAAGCGCGCTCCCTTCGCGCGCGACCGTGGCGAGGTGGTTGGCGTGTACGTGGTCGTGAAGACCGTAGACGGCGACTACCTGACCGACACCATGAGCCGCGAGGAAATCGACGGGATCATGAACCGCTCGCAGTCGGTGAAGTCGGGCAAGTCGTCGCCCTGGAAGACGGATTGGGGCGAGATGGCGAAAAAGACCGTCGTGAAGCGCGCCTACAAGTATTGGCCGAAGACCGAGCGCCTGGACACCGCGATCCACCATCTGAACACCGATGGCGGCGAAGGGCTGGCGGTGATCGAGCAGCAGGCGCAGAGCCGGGGCGCCCTGCCGCCGCCGGCGGACACTGAGGAACGCATCGAGCTGTACGCCAGCCTGCAGGACATTGCGACCGCCGGCGTCGATGCGCTCGGCGAAGCCTGGGGCAAGCTGACCAAGGAGCAGCGCGCCATGATCGGCCAGGTCGGGCTGGCTGCATTGAAGGCAGAGGCAGAGAAGGCCGACGCGGAACTGGTGGAACCCGAAGGCGCCCCCAGCATCGTCGACCGTATCGACCGCGATATCGAGCGCAGGGAGGCCGCAGGATGCGCCTGATTCGCTGCGACCAAGGAAGCGACGCCTGGCACAACGCCAGGGCCGGGGTCATCACCGCCAGCATGTTTGCCACTGCGCGCTCGCGTGTGGGCGAGCTGACCGACCAGCAGCGCACCTACGTGGATTCGGTGCTGGCCGGCATGGCTCCCAAGGCTGCTGCGGAGGCAGCCGGCTACAAGGCCGTGCCGAAGTCGGCAGTGACCGAGAAGGCGCTGGCCGGCGAGCCCATCGGCGACTTCAGCGAGACGTCGAAGAACTACGCGTTCCGGCTGGCGATCGAGCGCATCAGCGGCGAGCCCCTGGACGAGGGTTTCGAAACCTACGCCATGCGCCGCGGCCACGAACTGGAGCCGTTCGCCCGCGCCGAGCATGAGGTGCAGTCCGGCCTGCTGGTGAAGCGCGCCGGGTTCGTCCTGAGCGACTGCGGCAACTACGGCTGCTCGGCTGACGGCTTTATTGGCGATGCCGGTGGCAGTGAATACAAGTGCTTCATCAACCCCGAGAAGCTACGCGCCTTCCACATCGACAACGATGCGAGCGAGGTGTTCGAACAGGCCCAGGGCTGCATGTGGCTGACCGACCGGCAGTGGTGGCATATCGGCCTGTACTGCCCGGCGCTGGCCGCCGTGGGCAAGCAGCTGTGGTGGCGCCGCTTCGACCGCGACGAGGCTTTCATCGGCAAGCTGCGCGCCGACCTGGAACCGTTCCGCCAGATGGTGGTCGGGTTCGAGCAGAGCCTGCGCGCTGGTGATCACCAGCAGGTGGCCGCCTGATGGACGTCGCCATCTACCACTACCACGCCAAGAGCCTGCGCCGTGCCGGCCAGGCCCGCGCCCAGCTGTTCGCGCATGTGATCGAGGGCAAGCGCTACACCACCGCGCAGGTGGCCGAGATCCTGAACATATCCCACAGCGCCGCATACGAGCGGATCAAGCGCCGCCCGCACCCGCTGACCTGGGCCGACCTGCAGAAGGTGCGCATGCCATGAAGACCTGCACGAAGTGCGCGGCCCGGCTGCCGCTGCGGTTCTTCCCCCTGACCAACGGCAAGGCAACCGCCACGCACACGTTGCAATCTGCGCGACGAGGTGGTCGCCATGCACTTGCTACCGCACCGCGTGGCCGAGCCGATCGTCTACTGCCCAATGCCCAGGATCGAATTCAATTCGGCGAGGGCCGTGGCCAGTGCATCAAGCGCGCTCTGGCAGTGCTTCTCGATGATCACCATGTACAGGGCATCGTCAATGCTGCCCCGTGGCTCCTCAAAGCCTTTCGCAGCCCTAAACGCAAGAGAGACGTTCGCCAACGCGTCAGTGATGTTGTCGCATGCGGCAGCAGGCAGAACATGCAGTCGGTCCATCACGGAAGCGCTGAGTGGCATTTGCTGTGCCTCCAGCAACTCACGCAATGCCACACGCTCCGTGCTTGTCACATATTTCTTTTTGCGCAGCCGAGAGAGCCCCCCAAGAGCTCGCTCAATCGCTCCCACAGTTTGGCGAAGCTCAGGCAGCAAGTATCCAGAGAGAACGCGAGCTTCTCGCCCCCGGAGTTCTTCTTCCCTGCTGTCGGACGCCGATGCAAGCCTATTCGCCGATCTTCCAAGCAGGAACACGGCGACGGCGGAAATGGCCGTCACCGTCGTCGTCAGCAGCGCGATGAACAGCGAAAGAGTCGCAATAACTACGGCCCATGCGTCCCACCAGACCTCGCACTTCAATCCAGGCGGCCAGCATTGCGAAAAGCCGTGAATCCATTCGTAAGCCATCTGATCTCCCTCTATCAGGAGGCCATTCTGCCATGAGCCGCCACCGCTACGACCGCCGGCTGCCGAAGCGCACCGAGGGCTTTGCCTGGGGCCGGTCCATCGACAAGGTGCTGGGCGGCCACGTCCTCAGCTATCGCCTGTTCCGCCGCGACCTGGCCGGGAAGCTGCACATCCATACGTGCACGTTCCAGCTCAACGACCACCGCCGGCACATCGCGCTGCAGCTGCTGATCGCACGCCGCCAGCTGCGCGAGAAGGTCGACGCCATCGGCTATGCCCTGATCGAGGCCGAACAGGCCTCCCAACTGCAGGATGTTGCATGAAGACCAACGACAAGACCCTGGCGGACGCGCAGCCCGGTGGGAGGGTGAGGCTGGGGGGTGAAATAGAGCGCGGACGGCTCAAGGCGAGACGTGGGTGGGGCCGCAACACGAGCGTTCCAGCTTCAATCAGATCGCTGCTCGGAAAGCCGCATCTTTTTGGCTTCGCCCACCAGCCATCGGAGATGGTCGACGATCTTTGGTGCTTCCTCAATAAACCCCCCAAGTCCGGCAGCTATTCCGTGATCGAACTCATCTGGATCGGAGAATCGCTCCAGAAATCGAAAATACATGCGGCACTGACTGAGTACTTTTGCAAGAATCTTCAAGTGTTCGTCAGCAAGGACGTGCAGACGAGGCAGCTGAGACTGCGTCTCCTTCATCTGAAGCGACGGAATCATCTCCATAAGAGCCGTCCTCTTCTTCTTATCGAAACCCCACGTTGTTACATCGTCAGGCCCAAGGATTCTAAGAAACGCCTGAATGTTGTTCGCAGTCCAAGCAAACTCCGATCGAAGAAACTGCATGATGACGTCCGCTTCACGCAATCGGTCTCTCGATTGGACCGCATCGGCTCTTTCCGCAAGTCCGAGTGCAACCTTACTTGCGCTATTGGCTGCCGCTCCAAGACGATAGGTAAACGCACCCAGAATCACCGTCGCAACAACACCCCCGACAGCCCCTACTGCGGCCACTGCATCCCACAAAACTACACAGTCATCAATGCCCAACCTGTCGCAAAGAAAAACTCCGTCCGACCAGCTCATTCCCTGAAGCTCCTTTTGAGTGGACGGCATTCTTGCATGAGCGGACCGTGGGGAGGGGCGGCCCATGGCTGACCAGCTGCTCACCGCTGCGATGGTCCACGTGTTCGCCCTGGCCGGGTTCCTGGCAGGCATCGCCACCCTATGGGCGATCAGCCGCGCATGCCGCGCCGCGCGCGCAGGGCTGCGCTGGTGCTGGCGGAGGTGCGCTCATGGCTGAGGCAATCGACCACCGCGAGGTCGGCCGGCAGCTGGCCAGCATGTCCGGGGTCGAGCTCGACTCGATCGCTCCCCAGGATGCCCGCCTGTGGGAGGCCCGCGGCCAGGCGCTTCAGGCGCTTGCTGCGGGCGACATGGACGCCGCACTGCGCACCATGGGCATGGTGTCCTCGCGGATCATGGACCGAGACGAAGCGTGGGAAATCGCATCGAACGCGGTAGCCGTCCGCATTGCCGCCGGCTGGACGCGCGACATGCTGGACAGCAGCACCGAGGCCGGCCGCGCGCCGTGTGGTCGCGGCTACTACCTGTTCTGCTCCGGGGCCATCTCGGTCTGCTACTTCCCGATGGTCTGCATCACCGACATGAACGGCCGCGGCTACCACTTCCATATCGCCCAGGACCTGCTCAACGAGCGAGATCCCAGCCCTTTCGCCATTCGTCGTCCGACCGTGCCGCAGCAACTGGAGATGTTCCGATGATCGCCCCGGACACAAAGCACGTGCCTGACCCCGATGAGGATGAGTACGACCGCCGGCGTCTGCCCGGCGCCTACTCCCAAACTATCCATCACATCCGGGAGCTGCGCAAAGAGCGGGATGCACTGCTACTGCGTGGCCACGCCGGGGACAGATTCAGGGCCGCCCAGCTCTCATGGTTCATCCGAAACAGCGAGAACTATGCGGCGCGGCTGCATGCGCGTGCTGAGCAGCTCGGGGTAAGCGGATTCCGGGCAAGCGATTCGAATGCGCCCCGCCCCACTCCACTGCCGCCGCAGATGGAGCTGTTCGCATGAACGCCCAGCTTTTCCCCCGCGAACCCCGCCGCATGAAACAGCCGGCCAAGGACGTGCTGCGCGAGCAGCTGGTGGTCGCGGCCGATGAAGTGATCCGCCTGCGCACTGAGAATCTGGCGCTGCGCGACGCCGCACAACAGGCCACCGAGCAGCTGCGCGCTGCGCTGGCCACGAACTGAAGGATGACCCGATGGGAGCTGCTGAAAAGCTGGACATCGTCGGAAAGGACTGGCTGACCGTGGACGAGGCCGCGCACTACTGCGGCGTGTCACGAAGCCAATTCGATTCGAACATCGC